ACAAAAAGCTGAAAAGACATTTGAAGTATTTAACGTTTCAGAAGAATTATGGGACAAATGGTTTAAAGAAGTAACTTCAAATCAATCTTTATTTACCTCTATTTCTAAAACAAGTATTGTTCAACATTTGTTAAACTCTTCAACTTCTTTAACGGAGTATTCTGCTAAAATGATGATATTTTATCAATTTAGACAGAAAATGATAGAAATGTCAAGTAATCCGCTTATAGGACTAATAAATCTATTAAAATAATGGGATTGTATTTAAAGTATCGACCAAATGCCCTTACTGAAATTGAAGGTAACAGGGAAATTGTAATCACTTTGAGGGGTATGTTTAAAAAGAATGAAATACCCCACTCTATGCTGTTCCACGGACCAACAGGTTGTGGTAAGACTACCTTAGCCCGTATTGTAGCAAAAGAACTGGGTTGTACTGAAAATAATTTAATTGAAATTGACACAGCACAATTTAGGGGAATTGATACGGTACGTGATTTACGTAAAAACATTCAGTACACCCCTTTAGGTGGAGGTATTCGTGTTTATATTATTGACGAGGTACATAAAATGACAGGGGATGCACAAAATGCTTTCCTTAAAATACTGGAAGACACTCCCTTACATATTTACTTTATTTTGTGTACCACGGACCCACAAAGTCTTCTACCTACAATAAAAGGACGTTGTAGTCAGTTCCAGGTACAGTTATTGTCTGATGATGATATGAAATCATTACTTACAAAAATTGCTGAACTTGAAAATGATTCTATTGAGGATGAAATTATTGAACAAATAACACAAGATAGCCAGGGACATCCGCGTAATGCCCTGCAAATACTTGAACAGGTATTAAGTACCCCAAAGAAAAGAAGATTAACAATAGCCCAACAAGCTGCTATTGAACAATCTGAAAGTATTGCCCTTTGCCGTGCTTTAATGAAAAAACAAGGTTGGAGTGAAGTTAAAAAAATCTTACAAGGATTAAAAGGACAAGATGCAGAAGGTATCCGTCGTGTTGTAATTGGTTATGCTTCAAGTGTATTATTGAATACAGATAATGCTGTTGCAGGACTCATTTTAGAGGCATTCCAAGAACCTACTTACAATATGGGATTTCCTGGAATTGTACTCGCTTGTTACACCGTAATTAAAAGTTAATGATATGGCAGACAAAGTAGAAAAAGTGATTGAAACAAAAGACAACAAATGTTGGGTTACAATTTCTTACAACGTTAATCTCGGTGATTACGAAAATGTAAAAGTTGAAACAGGGTATTCACAAACAATACCTTTCAATCGTTCTCCTATTGACTTGCTCGAAGAAATGCAAGATAACGTAGCAAGTATTGTTATTGACGAAGCAAAATCTTTGAAAAAACAACTTAAAAAGAAAAGGAGTAAAGAATGAATCCATTATTTAAACTTGCAAAAGAACTCTGCCCACAAGGTGGTGTGGAAGATGATGCTCCATTCCCAAATTCTACTGACCAAGATATTTGGTGTGAAGGATTTGTACGTGCTACTGAATTGATGTTACACGCTTGGTACGTTGAAGATACTGATGTTACAAGAAGATTACTTGCTGAAAAACTTAAACGTGCTCATAAAAACTAATTCACATGAACTACGAAAAAGATATTCATATTGATGAAACTGCTCTTGATGTTGAGTGGTTGGAACAATCTGAACTTGCTATTAAATATGGCAAGTATTGGTCTGCTTGTAAAGACAGAGTTACCCGTGCTGAAGAAAATATTAAGTTAATTCGTGCTCAACTTATTGCAGAAGCAAACGATGACCCTGTTAAATGTTGTAACAAAGAAAAACCAAATGCCGCAGATATTGAAGCATACTATCGTCGGCATAAACGTCATATTAAGGCAAAAGAAGAATGGTTAGATGCTTTAAAGGAATGTAATGATGCTGAAATTGTAAAGAATGAAATTTCATTTACACGAAAAGCAGCCTTGGAAAACCTTGTACAATTACACGGACAAAATTACTTTGCAGGTCCTTCTATGCCACGTAACCTTCAGGGAGAAAGGGAAAGAAAACAAGAAAAAAGAAAAGAAAGTGAATCGAGAATTAGAATACGTAAATCTTAAATTTTAATGATTATGAAAAAGAAAAAGTTTAATTTTGCAGGAAAAATCAGTAGTAATGCCGCAGCCAGAAAAAAAGGTTTTGGTTATGGACATCTTCTTACAAATGGGTTGGATGTATGGACACCAGAAGTAGATTCCAAAGTTGTTATGGACATTTTACCATACCTTGTAAAGGATAAAAATCATCCTGATAAAGACAAGGAAAAAGGTATAGCAATGGAAGGTACTTATTGGTTTAAAAGACCTTTTAAATTCCACAGAAACGTTGGTGCTAAAAACAGTTCTGAAATTTGTTTACAATCTTTTGGAAAGAAATGTCCTATTTGTGAATACCGGGATAAACTTAAGAAGGATCCTGAAGCGGATGAGGATGCAATAAAAGCATTAAAACCAAGTGAACGTAATTTGTACGCTGTTGTAATCACAAAAATTAATGGAAAGAAACAAGAAAGAAAACTTCAATTATTTGAATTTTCAGATTACCTTTTCCAGGAAAAATTTGTTGAACAACTTGAAGATAAACCGGAGTTTGAAACATTCCCAAATCCTTATGAAGGTGCTTCAGTTAGTGTTAAATTTGCAGAAACCAATCTTGGTGGAAACAAATTCGCAGAACCAACAAGATTTGATTTTGAACCCAGATCAAAACAATATGATGATGAGTTTATTGATGAAATTCCTTGTTTGGATGAATGTTTGCGTGTACTTACCTATGATGAACTGAAGGCTAAGTTCATGGAAAATGATGATGTAGATAACGAAGAGGAAGAGGATGAGGATGAGGAAGAAAGAAAACCTGTAAAGAAAGGTAAAAAACCTGTAAAACCTGAACCAGAGGAAGAGGACGAAGACGAGGAAGAGGAAGAGGAAGAGGAAGAGGACGAAGACGAGGAAGAGGAAGAGGAAGAGGAAGAGGACGAAGACGAGGAAGAGGAAGAGGAAGAACCTGCTCCACGTAAACGTAAAACAGCCGTAGCAGACAAAAAGAAAGAAACTCCTAAAAAGGGAAAGAAAGAACTTACTTGTCCTCACGATTATCGTTTTGGTAAAGATACCAATAAATATGATGAATGTGAAGATTGTGAACTTTGGAACGAATGTTATGCGGCTAAGAAACAATCTTTGAAAAAGTAAGATTATGGTTTTACTTAAAACTAAGACAAGAGAGAGGGGTATCGAAGATACCTCTCTCATTGGATTTAAAATTCAAAAAGATATATCTTCTTTTCTTTCTTTATTTTGTTTAGCTAAAGGAATTACCAAAACCTCTATTTTAACAAAATTATTGAAAGATTGGACTATTTCTGAGCAACAAAAGAAAATTACAAAAGAAAGTTTAATTAATTCTATCTCTGAACGTGCTTTTGATACTTGGAGAAATTTACCCAAGAAGAATAGATCTTTTCAAGGATTTTTAAATTCTTTAAGAATTGAATTCCACTTTAAAGGGATTGATGATAAGTATATTGACCAAATTTTAGAAAAAGTACAAGATGAAAAAGATAAAGAATGAGATTCCTTTAAATGAACAAATAAAAAGACATTCCAGAAAAACCACACGTAAAAAGAAATATGATGGTTCCCTGGAAACGGTTGTGTCTACCGGCAGTACATTATTAGATTTAGCCATTAGCGGTGGTAGGATACGAGGTGGTGGTATTCCAACAGGTATCCTTATGGAAATCTTTGGTCCAAGTGGGGCAGGTAAAACCGTACTACTTTGTGAAATTGCTGGAGATATACAAAGGAAAGGTGGGGACATAATGTTTCACGACCCAGAGGCACGACTTAACAAACAATTTGCCCAAATGTTTGATGTAGACTTTGATAGAATTGATTACACTACACCAGATACTGTAACAGAGGTTTTTAAAGGTGTTCGGGAATGGAAGCCAACAGGAACAATTAATGGTGTCTTTGCAGATTCTTTAGCAGCACTTTCCACTGATATGGAAATGGATAACAAAGACGGTGATAAAATGGGAATGCGTCGTGCAAAAGAATTTAGTGAAGAATTACGTAAAACTTGTCGTATATTAGCCAAAAATAACTTGCTGATGGTAGCAAGTAATCAAGTAAGACAAAATCTTGATGCAGGTCAATATGGACAAAAATATACAACTCCTGGAGGGCTTGGTGTTGGTTTTTACTCATCTTTACGTTTACGTGCGGGTACACCTGAAAAGATTAAAGTAAAACAAAAAATTGCAGGAAGGGAGGTTACAAGAGTAATTGGTGTTGAAACACAAATCGAAGTACATAAAAGTTCAGTTTGGAAACCTTTTCATTCTGCTCCTGTTTACATACTGTTTGATTATGGTATTGATGACATTCGTGCTAATTTACAATTCATCAAAGACTTTACCAAAAATACAACTTATACTATTAATGAGGAAAAGTTAGATGTAGGATTAGAAAAGTCTATTGCTATAATTGAACGTGATGAACGTGCTAATGAACTCCGTGAACAAGTAATTGATTTATGGGAAGAAATTGAAGAAAAATTTGTAAGTGAACGTAAACCAAAACAAAGATGAGTACTGAAAGAATTAAATTAGAGGACAACACAAGGAACGTTATCATGAAAATGTCCAATGGAAATCCAGGAGCAATGGATGCTGTTATGAGATTATTAAAGCCAAACAACATTGATCCTGATAATGTTTTAGGTGGTTTAGGTATGGTTTTACTAATGGATACCTATGGAATTTATGGAACAGATATTTATGTTCTGTATAATGATATTTGTGGTAGAAATTTAGCAAAAATGATAGCAGTATTACGGGCAACTCAAATAGGAATGTTTAGTAGTGATATTTTAAAAGATGCTTGTTCAAGACAAGATTATTCTGGACGTGCTATGGTTCCTGTTAATGAGTTATGTTTAAAAGTAAAAGAAAGATTACCAAATTTTAATTTGGAAGGGTGATTATGGAAACAAATGAATGGCTTGCACTTATTTTTATTGCCTTATTTGGATGCTTTGCTTTACTATCAACAATAGCCTTTGGAATGGTGAGTATTATGAGAAAGTTAGAAGATATAAAAGAGAAACTATGACAAAATTAACAGTTGAAATAATTCCGTATTTATGTTGGCATACTTCTGAATGTAATTTATCAACTTGTGCAGGTTGTGGTGATATTATATTTTCTGAAAATTTTAAATTATATATTGATCTTATGGTAAATAAAAAAATAAAAACAGAATCAGACACAGGCATAATTTTGTGTCGTTCTTGCTATGATATTTATGCAAAATAAAATAGGATTATGACAAAAAATGATGAGCAACTAATTAAAAACGCTAATCATTTGTATTGTGTAGATTGGTATTTGGCTGATCAAAAGACTAAAAAAGTTGAAACTAAAGAAGCCAAAACTGAATCACAAAACATTGCAAAACGATTACATCATAAGGAAGAATATTTATCAGACTTGTTATGAAAAAGCAAATATTTGATTTACGGTCTAATATGAGAACCTTTACCCATAAGTTTTATAAAGGTTGGACACCGCAGGATTTTAAAAATGAATACCTTAAAATCCAGATGCACACCAGTACATTAACCAAATCACAAAGAGAAACTGTCATCAAATACGTTAAACGTAATGCGGATAAGAACGAATAAACATTTAGTTGTTTTAACCAACGACCCTTCTCTCACTGCTTGGGGTTACTGTGTTATGAAAAATGACATAGTTTTAGAATGTGGGTGCATTAAAACAGCACCTGAACATAAAAAGAAAAGAATACGTAAATCTGATGATACGGTTCGCCGTATTAGTGAAATAAATAAAATACTTTTAGGTCTTATTAAACGACACGAAGTAGACTTTATTTTAAGTGAAGCACCACACGGTAGCCAAAATGCTTCTGCAGCAATGATGGTAGGTATTGTTGCCGGTATGATACAAACTATTTCAGATACATTAGAAATACCTGTAGAGTGGTACAGTGAAATGGATAGCAAAAAATTTGTATTAGGTAAAAAATCTGCAGTTAAAGTAGAAATGATTAATGCTATTAAAAAACTGTATGACGTACCTTGGAAGAATATTAAATATCACGACGAAGCCGTTGCCGATGCTATTGCGGTTTATCGTACTGCCGTTGGATTGTCACCTACATTAAAACTTTTAAAATAATGTACCATATCAAAGAAGGCAACAAAACACTTTGCGGTAAAAAGGTTGATAAATCAATCAGTACGATTAGTTCAACTTCGGCAAGTAGGGCTACTTTATCGAATTGCTGCCCTTTATGTAAGGCAAAATATATTGAACAATTACAACATTTTACCCAAATTAAAGAAGAAAAAGATGGATGATGAATATATTTTAGAACGCCTTAAAAAATGGGTTCCTTTATTTTATGGTAAGGAAAATGCTCAATACGCTTTTTCCAAGAAAAAAGGTGATTACTTTTATTTTGGTTACGAAAACGGTGACGATTTTGTAACCAATAAAGTAACTAAACCCGTAGCAATATTCTTAGCGATAGATAATACCTCATTTTTAAAGTTCTTAAAAAAACAAGGAATTGACAAAGATACGTTACAACCAATTAAAAGAACAAGACGAAATGAATAAACAAAGAGAGATTGGATATTATTGGGTAAAAACACGACGTACTAAAATTTGGATGATTGCTAAATGGTGGCCCAACCTAAATAAAGGAAAAGGTTTTTGGGACACTATGCAAACCATTGAAAATGATACAAGAGGAGGATTTATTGAAGTTGATGAAAGAAGAATTAAACGTATTGAAGAAGAAAAACCTATAATAAAAAGAACCAGAAAAAATGATACGCAATCTGACAATAAGAAACTTTCAAAGCCACAAAAAGTCGTTTCTGGAATTCCACAAAGGGTTAAACGTCATCGTAGGACCAACTGATTCAGGTAAGTCTGCTATTATACGTGCTTTACGATGGGTAGTGTGGAATAAACCATCTGGAGATTCTTTTCGCAGTACGTGGGGAGGAAATACACACGTAAGCATTGAAACAGATTCCCACAGCATTGCAAGGAATAAAGGAGATCATAATAATTATGTATTAAGAAATACAGGGGAAGAA